GTCTTGTTAAATACCAGATAGCTTTATCTATATCTTGGACAGACTTTCCTTTGTAAGGCCACCTCCAAACATACTTGAAAGCAGCTTGCCAACAATATGCAGCATGAGGGGACACTACAGCGTTTTCAGTCATGGCAGACATAGCATCAATACACTCTATAGTGCTATTGTAGTGGGGAGGGTGATTAACCATATCTACAGGGGGGTTGTTCTCCCCATAGAAGCTATACTCATCAAACTTCTTGCGGAACTCTTCCTGTTCTTCAGCCATCTCTTTTCTCCTACTTGTAGAAAACATGATCTTGTATCCTCCTCGTTTCCTCTAGGTGCTTCCTCCAATAAGGAGTACTCTTAATAGTATGGTAGTGAGTACTCCCTTTAGTAGGATCTTCTACGTCTAAGGTAAGTACGAAGGCAGCTATTACTCGAGAATCTACCCAAGCCTCTTTTTCGTAAGGCTTGTCCGATTTTCCATCACAGGCCCAACTAAACTGACACTTATGCTTACCTTTGTTGACCCCTTGATAGATTACAGAGCATATATCATCTGGAAACTTAGGGCTTTCTACCCTGTTCAAGACTACATATGCTACTGCAATTTTTCCATCTAGGGGTTGGTTACGTGCCTCATGGTAAATATTTAACGCAAGACACGTAAGAGCTTCCATAATCAAAACGTAGGTTCTCCGTTATCGTCTAAACCAGCTAGACTATTCCAGAGCTCTCTGGGGTCTACTAGCTCCTCTTGTTGAGAGAGGTAGGGGCTCTCTAGAACCCCTATGCTCTCTAAGTGTTGAGTAAGATAAAGTGGCAGTTGATTTTCCATTGCAATCTCCTATTCGCAACTACGTAAACCTGTGGAAGGATCAAAGTAACAAGCTCCTCCCTCTGTGATTACAGGTTTTACATCTTCATCAACAAACAAGTCAAGCTGTTTTTCTGGCTCTTCTGCAATATCTTCAGACGCAGCAGAATTAAGTATGCCATAGCGTTTACCAGAAGCCCTAAAGGTGGTGCATCCAGAAGCTCCTCCTTCATAAGCAGCCATGTAGACATCCTTAAACTCTTCCCAGCTTATATCATCCCCTACGTTACAGGTCTTGGAGCAAGCACTGTCCACATATTTAGAGGCGACATTGAGAACCTCTACATGATCAAACACAGATAACTCATCGGCAGTTTTACCTTTTACTCCAAACTCTCTGTAGCCGTAATCTTCTACTCGCTCTACTCTTGGTCCTTCAAAGGTTTGAATAGTGCGGTCATAGTAATGGCTAAACACAGGTTCAATACCAGAGCTGATATTGTCAGCAGAAAGAGATATAGTTCCTGTAGGTGCAATAGAGAGCAGATGAGAGTTGCGGATACCGTATCTTTCAATATCCCTGCGGATCTCTTTTGGAAGAGTTAGCGCAAACTCACTGGTGAGATAGTTGTTATCAAACAAGGGGAATGCCCCTTTCTCTATTGCTAGTGAGATAGAGGTACGGTAGGCAGTGTCTCTCAAGACTTGCATAATGGCAGAAAGCTCTTTGAGGAACCTTGGCTTGCCGTAGGGGTAGCCTAAGGCTTCCAGAGCATTAGCTACACCAGTGAGGCCTAACCCCATACGCCTCTTGTTCTCAGCTTCTTTCCTTTGCGACTCAAGCGGATAAGTAGCACGATCTACTACATTATCCATAGCTCTAACTACGATAGGGATGTCATGTCGGAACATATCCATATCAAACACCCTAAATCCGTGTGAGCTTACCTTTATGTACTTGGTTAAGTTAAAAGACCCAAGTAAGCAAGCGCCATTAGGCGGAAGTGGCTGCTCTCCACAAGGGTTTGTGGCTGAAATAGTTTCACAATACCAAAGGTTATTTTTACGATTGATACGATCAATAAACAAAATACCTGGCTCTGCCCAGTCCCATGTAGATCTGAGAATGTCATCCCAAAGAGCCTTAGCTTTTACTGTCTTGTATACTCTACCCTTAAAGGTAAGATTAAAGTCACCGTCAGATTTAACAGCTTGCATGAACTTGTCAGTAACACCTACAGAGATGTTAAACTGAGTAAGCTCCGTGCTGTTGTTCTTAGCCCTAATAAACTCTTCGATGTCAGGGTGATCTACACGCAAAACACCCATTTGGGCTCCGCGTCTGTGACCTGCGCTAGAGATGGTTTTACAGATGCTATCGAAGATTCCCATAAAACTAATAGGACCACTAGAGCGACTGTCTAGTGACTTAATCATAGCCCCTTTAGGTCTAAGCGTAGAGAAGTCGTAACCAATACCTCCACCAAGCCTCATAGTCTGAGCAGCATCTCTAGCTGCACCCATGATGCCATCCATGCTATCTTGTATGGTCTCTGAAACAAAGCAGTTGTAAGGAGTAACTTGACGAGGAGATCCCATAGAAGATTGCACACGTCCTGCAGGTAAGAACCTTTGTTCTAACAGAATATCCCTAAAACTTAAATAATGCTCTTTGTCGTCTTTTAAAGCATAAGCAACCCTAGTCATAGCTTCCTCGAAGCTTTCATTAGGGGCTCTATATTTCATCGCGTGAATCTCTTCACTGATCGGTAGGGTTGGCCCATATGTATTTCTCATCTATTATCTCCACTTCCTTTTATGGTTCCGTTTTTTTGTCGTTTATCAAGTTTATCTAGGTTTACCTTTGCCACCTCTGACAAGGAGAATCCTAGATCGTTTGCAAGTACAGCAATGTACCAGAGAACATCCCCAAGTTCCTTAGAGATGGCTGCTTTATCTACAGTCCCATCTCTGATCCACTTCTTTACTTTATCCGCCACTTCCCCAGCCTCACTAGCAAGGCCCAGAGAAGGATAGACCACGCGATACTTACGGTCATAAATAGCGTAAGCAATCGCTTTCTTTTGGTAGTCGTCGAAGTCATAGAACTCCTCCATTTTCATGAATGCCTCTATATCATCTTTACTAATCATCTTCATACACCTCTAGGTCAACATAACCTAATTCATCCAGTATCATCAAAGCGTTAACTTTGTCCGTTTGGAAGTCCTCTAATATCCTTTCGTAGCCATAGGCTTCTATCATATCAAGGACTTCCTCATAGGTTCTATCTCTCAACTTCCATACTCCTTTTCTAAAGAAGATAGAGAAACCCATTGCATGTCGTAATTACCATTGCTCACCTGTCTTTTGATGACCACTCCGTGACGCCACTCTCGGTTAGCTTGTCCAGCCCACTTCTCCTCTTTACCTTTGTAGCAGCCAACCACAAGCCCATTGACCGGATAAGGACAAGCGTCAGCCTTATGATAATAGTGGAATTTATGACTATGACCGACAGTTGCAGAACAGGCCAACTTTTCAACAAGAGAATAACCATGATGTTTAGTTGACATAGCAGTGCCAAAATTGCCACTAGAAACATAATGACCATAGAGTACGCCATCATAGTGAACGAGGGATGGGGCCGAGTTAGCATATTCATGATACTCATCAAACCAGTGATCTGTCTGTAAGTGACTAAAAGAAATGCCGTAACGATCCCCCTCAACTCTAGGGTCATGTTGGATAGCTTTCTTGATACGATTTTCATGGTTGCCCTCAAAGCCTATCCAAACAGGTTTCTTATACTTACGAAGATTACTCTTAGCTCTAAGCTTTTCTTGAGAGTCATTGTAAGCATCAATATCTGCCTGATAGTTCTGAGTTACAACAGATTGGGGGTTTCTCCCATCATAACTGTTTAAGGACCGCATATCAGCCCCATCTCCAAGATCTATAACATAGTTCGGATTTATGTCGTAGATCAATTCTCCTAACCACTGGAATCTCTCATTTCCCACTGAGGGGTCTGCATGAGCGCAAGAGAAGACAATCGCAGTAGTCGGTCGGGTGTTTGATACATACATTTAGATCACCAGCGGCTCTATTGAAACTTTAAAGTGCCTGACGATTTCCATTAAACCTGTGACATCACTATCTTCAGCAGCGACAAGCTTTTCGTCATCGAAGAACCAATCTCCATACTCTGTCTTTGCTTCGATGTAGTAATTATCAGGGTAATCGTCGTCAACATAACCTTTCTTAATTACAGGGTTAGCCCAATGAACAATCGTCCTTGGCTCTTCTATAGAAGCTCCTAAGTCCGAAAGCTTCTTATTCAACATTCTTTCCAAATCTAATTTGTCCATTCTTCTGGTATCCTTTTCGAAGCCCAAACGAACCCATGCTTATCGCACCAATCCGCATATGTTGTTTTAGAACCTTTGTAGATCTTTACCCGAGGGTTTTGAAAGACGAATCTTATATCTAGCAAAGGATGTTGCTTCTGTATCAACAGATGCTTTTTTCTGTCAGCAGTAGTAAACCTCCCTTTTGTCTCTACTATTATACCGTTAGGCAGTATGAAGTCAGGAGTATAAGTCCTAGTCTCTTTAACTTCGTATGGAAGTTTAACAGTTTCATACTCATAAGCAACCTCACGTTCTTTTAGATCAGCAGCTACAGATTTCTCTAAACCTGATCTATACCCATACTTTATCGCATGTGAGGCGGTTGCCATATCTCCCCCTCATACCTACGAAGCCACAAGAGTCTCGCATTTTCCACTACTCGGTCTTCATCTCCTTCGTAAGCTTTAATTGCCTTATCCCAAAGCTCCTCTTCTGTAGAAGCACCGTCTAGGATCTTTTCAGCTTTCTTTGGGCCAATGTTGTAAAGACCTACAATGTTATCAGCACTGTCGCCTGTGAGGATCTGAGTGTAGAAGTAATGCAGACCGTCCTGTTCCCTTACTTTTTTCCAAGTTGCCTTGGTTATGTTGAAATGGTAAGCAGGTATCTGTAACATATCTTTGTCAACAGATGCTATGACTACATCTTCTCCAAACTCTGTAGCAGCTTTCGCTATCAGATCATCTGCTTCCTCTCCCATAGACACTTCTGCCCACCAAACCTCTTGCAGGTGCTCTCTTATATCAGCTAGGTGCGCAGGTTTTTCTGCGGACTTCCTGTTACCTTTATATACGGCAGTCTTAGCAAACTCGTTTCTAAAATTACCACCACCAGTAAGATAAATCTTATGGTCTTTATTACCAGTCTTAAAAGAGCACTCATCTAAGATGTAAAGTATAAGTTCATCCACTGCATCAAGAGCCTCTACTAAGCGTTGGTTTTTAGAACCAAAAGCACACCTGTAGGCTATTATGTCGCCATCAATAAGTATCATCCTTCAGTCATTTCCTTTACTACACAGTGATCAAAAAACGCTTCATCGAAGCCCCAAGCAAGTCCCGCCTTCACACAAGCGTACTCAAAATCCTCTGTTGTGAGGATATGCTGAGTAAATCTCATAGACCTGTTGTGGTCGTATTCGTCGTCTTCACTAAATTCAATTACCAGTTTAGTCATGCTACCCTCTTAAGTTAGGCCCCCCGAAGGGGGCCATTAGTTAGAAACCAGATGCTTTGGCTTCTGGTGCGTAAGGTACGTGCTCGATTACGCCAATCTTAGCAAGGCGACTACCTGCAAACCTACCCTCGCCGTAGAAGTCCAGTTTGACACGGACTTTAGAACCATTACCAACGAGACCATCTTCGTCAAAGTCCCAAGGCTCCATGTTACCATCTTCATCTAAGCGAACAACTTCGGGTGGACCTCCAAGCTCTTCAATAGTATTATTCACATTGTTACGAACAACCTTAATGAACTTACCGATACCATAACCTTCTCCGTCATGTGGATCTTTGACAGTAAGATCTTTCCCTCGGGCTTCTGCTTCATCTAAAGCTTTGTCGAGCTCTTCGTGAGTTTCGGGATAAAACTCTGCAGTAAACTTACCGCGTGGATCAAACTTTGTATCCATGTCAGCATGTGTTAGACGCGCCCATTTAACGTAACCATCCATGATGATTGTCTTCGACTTACGTTTAGCCATCTTATTTTCTCCTTTTAGCTAAGATGTCGTTACCATATAATATCCAGGATACTAATGTCAAGTGCTGCATCAGTGTATTTCTGAATAATTTTTACCAAAGCTGTAATCTATGCCGAGAGGCACATTAAGTTTAACCGCAGCGTTGGTTTGTGAGATAGCATATCCCATTAAATCTTCAGTCTTTTTCTCATCTCCCTCCTTTACAAGGGCAATAATCTCGTCGTGGAATTGGCCTATGACCCTGATCCCACCTTCACGACAAGTGCATACCCAATTATCAAAGCACCATACCCCAGTAGACTGATTAAGAGTACTGAAGCGGTCCTTCTCGTAACGCAGTGAGTGGTAGATACCTGAGACTGGATTCAAGAGCCATGTGCCACCATTAACCTCACGTACCTTACAGTTATCGGCAGCAGTCTGTATGGCCCAGTTACGGTCCCAGAAAGCCTCTAGCATACTCTGTGCTTCAGATTGAGGTATACCCATTGTACGAGACAACTTAGTAGAACCTACACCATACGTTGCCGAGTAGTTTACTACTTTGTATTTCTTGCGTAGAGCCTTGAGGTCAACTTCACCTGATACGTGTCTATCAATGTCATCCTGCGTAATCTTACCCGCGTGTCTAGCAAGGTCGAGGTGAGGATCAAACCCATCTCTTGACATCTCTTCAACATAATCAGGATCGTGAGGCTTCATATAATGACGCTTCGTTGTATCTTCCAACGATACCATATCTGCACCACACAAAACGTATCCATCAGGAGCAATAAGGCATCCACGGATCTCTGCTCCCCAAGGTTTATCGACTGCAGGAAGATTGACCAAGGGTCTAGCATGACGGAAACGCAGTGTGTTAGTAAATCCTGCGATAGTCGCTTTGACGTAACCATTGTTTTCACTTTCTACAAAAGACTTAAAGATACCTAGGCGGTGATTGATGATGGTAAGTCCCTCAAGAACATCAACTGCAGGGTCACGATCCCTAAGGTCTGTTACAGACTCACAGAGTTCCCCATCTTTACGGATCTGTTCTATCCTGCGCTCCTCGCCTGTGACTTTATCACGGTGGTACTCGAAAGTCTTTGGCTCCCATCCTAACCCAAATAACCAATCCTTGACTTGTGTTATAGAGTTTGGATTAGCTTCAACACGGCGTAGCTCTACCTTAACCTTTTCAGTGCTATAAGGTAAACACATTTCGTTCATCAGGTTCTGCCAAGCTATAGCCCTAGACCCCAAGCTTCCGTCCTTGTTGAACCACTGAGAAGGACGCTTACGCTCTCCATAGATAATCTGCTCGGGCATAGACTTCTTAAGCTGCTCTACCTTCTCACTCTTAAGCTGCTCAAGTTGAGCTAGGTGAGTGCGAGCCTTCTCAATATCTATACGCCACCCTAATCTTTCCTGCTCTGCAGCACACTGCATCTTAAACATTAAGTATGCAACACATTCATCAAGAGCCTTGGGGTCTTTGTATAACTTACCCATTTTGTAGCTAAGTTCTTTATACAACCTGCTGTTTATCTTTACGTCTTCGTCGCAGCGATGTGCATACTCCTCGGGGGTAAGAGATTCCCAATCATCTACAATAGGCTTGGGTATCCCATACTGTTCGCCATAGCTTTCCAGATTGTGCTTACCTCTTTCATGGTTGATATACCAAGACAGAGCTAGTGTATCCACTATCTGTTGACTGTGGTTAGGTCTAAACCCCAGTATGCTACGCAAAGCAGGTAAGTCATAGCGTATGATATTATGACCTATTAGAGAGTCAGCAGACATGAGCACTGCTCTCATCTGATCATAGTCAAACACATGCTTAACTTCTGTCCCATCGGAATAGGAGAGGACGTGTATTTTAGTGGGGTCTAACCCATCTGTTTCAATATCGAATATCATTTTAGATACCTCTCCCGAAAACTTCTTTTTCTTTATCGCTGCATGTGGAGCACACACTTATGATAAAGTCTATAGACCAGTCCTTAAAATCTTCATTGGAGTTTACCTCTTTAACTTTTTGCTGAACACTACTCATAAGAATTGCAGTAAGTTCATCTGGTCCGTACATTCCCGCTTCTTT